CGCGGGAACGCCTGCGCGATGCTTCTTGACCATCGCTTTGATTTCATCGGCGCTGGGCTGGGGCGTCGGTAGCTTCCACTCATAAATGATCGCGTCCCCCGTTTGGGCGCCGGTCAGCCCATCCGTGTTTTGGAGCACCCAAAAATCGATGCCGTGCAGGGCATCAGGGTGTTCCTGCTTGATGCTGAAGATCAGTTCGTCGTGTGTGATCATGGTCTTACTGTTGCGTCAGGTACGTGCCGCGCAGATAAATGATGGTGGTGTTGCCGACGTTCCGCAGGCCACACATGACGTACGGGGCGGGCAGGTCATAGGTTTGGTTGCCACCTTTGGAGATGTCGATGGCGCCGAACTCGGCGACGCCATTGGTTTGCGCCGTGGCGCCTTTGGTGGCTTTGCCGGTGTTCAGGTTGGACAGGTAATCGGACAGCCACTGGCCGGCCCAGGTCATGTAGACGTTCCCGTTGCTGGCAAGGATGCCGCCACCATTGCCCGAGTAGATCGCCCCTTGCGCGACCAGGTTGCCGTTGCCGTCGAAGGTGAATGCATTGACCAGGCCTCCAACATGCATCGAGATGTATGGCACGGTTCCATTGCTGCCGCCTGCATAACAATCAATGGCCGCTAGGTGCCGCATGCCCCACTGCGTCCATCGGATGCCCATATAGGCGCTCACGTTGCTGGGGCAGTCGATCTGAAGCGCGGGGGAGCGTGACTTGTCCCACTCAACGAAGGCACCGCCGATGGTATCGGTGCCATTCGCGGAAACCTGCAACGCACACCTGCCGTAGCCAACGCCGAAATTGAAGCCCCGGTTGGTGGTCAGCCACCCGCCGTCTGTCGTGAGCGGATTGGGCAGGTTGGCTGAATCCCATGGCGTTGCGCCGTTGAATGCTGGACGAGACGCAAAGTTGAACGTTCCAGACGCGTAGTCGATATAGAAGGGGCTGTGCTTGTGGCTGCCATCTACGTTGTAGCCGCTGAGGAAAAGATTGCCCGATGACCCTGTCATGTACAGGCGCCAGATGACGGTGTCGCCGCCGAACTCCAGGAAGCCACGCCCGTCGTCGTTATAGGCCGGCAGGTTGACGTTGGCCCGCGTCTTGAACAGATCGGCGACGATGCCGGCCGGTGTGGCCATGTTGCCGTTACCGTCCATGGTGAATGCGCGGACGTACGTGGAAAACGAACCATCCTCGGCCGTATTGCGGTCGATGATGAGATGACCGCCGCTGGAGACGAGGCGGAACCGCCCAAGCGTGATTGGCTGTTGGGTATCGGTGAGTTGTAGCTCGACCGCTGGCCCCTTGAGATTGATCGCGCCAGACACGTCGCCGCCGGTGCGTGGCAACGCTGCATTGGCGGTTTTCAGGGCGTTGGTGGCCGTGTCTTTGGCATCCTTGACGGACACCGGCGTTGCATAGCGCTCGTCTGCCTGGCCGAGTGGCACAGCCTGGTCAGCAACTGTTGCCGGTGCCACGGCGAACGCCTGCTTCGCGGCGCCGGCGAGCTGCGCTTTCTTTGCGAGTTGTGACGCCAGCTTCTGCGGCGTAACTGCCTTCGCGTCGTCCTTTCCGCTCACGACTTCCGCCTCGGTGGCGAGCTGCACCAGGCCGGTACGGTCTTGAGTGCTGGTGCGGGCGTTGAGGCCTGCGGGTGTCACCGCGCGCTGGGCGTCGCTACCTTCGATGGTCTCTTGCGCGGTGGCGAGCTCGACCACGCCTTGGCGCTCCGTTGTGGCCGGCGGATTGGCGAAGGCGGCGTCGCCAAACGACAGCGCGGTCACGTCGAGCTGCTTGAAGACCATGTCGACCGCGAGCAGCAGGATGGCCACGGGCGCCTTTTCCATGATGGGCGTCGGCTGGCAGTAAGTGCCCAGCAGCACGCCGTTGTCCAAGTACAGGCCGAAGCCGTAGGTGGTGTACTGGTCGGCGCTGTCGTCGCGGATGGTGGCGTGGACCGTGTCGGCGGCGATGGTCTCGCCGGAGATGGTGGCCAGGCGCTTGTGTTCATTGGGCAGCGTCTGCAGGCCGGGGTCGAACGCAAAAGGCGCGGTGGCGATGCCGGCCTGGACGATCTTGCGGGCGGCGGTGCCGGTGTGGTCTGCGTTGACCAGGGCGGCGCGGCCGGCGTCGGTGATGTTGATGGTGGTTCCAGCCATGTCAAACGTCCGAAAGTGAAAGGCGGGTGAAGAGCGTGGGGCGGATGGCGGCAGCAACGCCGATGCCGCCGGCCTGGTTGAAGCCCTGGGTGAAGGTGTAGTGCGCGCGTACGGGCTTTGTGCGGTCGATCTCGGCAACGATGTCACCGATGAATTCCGCAGTCGGCGGATTGCCGTCGCGCGCGCTGACGGTCATGACCAGGTCGAAGGTGTAGGGCGGCCCCTTGGGTTCCATCTGCCACCACTCGCGCAGCGCGATGTTGGCGCCAAAAGACGCCACGACCTCGCGCACCGCAGCGGCTGTGCCCTTCTTGCGGGCGATTGAGATGGCGGAGCGCACGCGAGCGCGCTTGACCTGTTCGGGCCAGTAGTCCTTCCAGGTTTCGATGCCGAGATGCCAGGCGAGCCACGGCAGCAGGTGCACGGGGATGGCGTCCGCGTCGATGAGCGTGCGCAGTGGCACCGGTAGATCGCTGATGACGCCGGCCACTGCCGTGGCGTTGCGCTCCAGCTCGGTCGCATTCGGCGGCAACAAGCTACGCACGCTGGGCTCCTGGCGTGACGGTCATGTCCGTGCAATACGGGGCCTGCGTCAGATCGGCAAGAACCTCATTGGCAGGCGAGTGCAGCTCCACTTTCTGCACGCCCGCCACGTGCAGGGCGGCGTCCAGCCCAGAGCGCGCCACCACTGCCCCCAGTCGGTGGCAGGCCTCCACGTAGGTGGCCAGGCGCTTGCGGGCCTCGGTCAGCACCACCGTGGCGTCCGGCCCCGGGAACAGGTGCAGCGTGGCCGAGACCTCGTAATGCAGGATCGTTGCCGACTGCACGGTCACGTAGTCCGTCAGCGGCCGCTTGTCTTCGGCGCGCAGGGCGGCCTTGACCTTCTCCAGCAGATCAGGCGGAGCGGTACCGTCGCCTTCGCGCGAGAGCACCGTGATCCGGACCTCGCCCTCCACCGGGCTGGTGGCTGACACATCCAGGACGCGCCCGTCCGCATTGCGCCCGTGCGAGCGATACGCGCCTTCAGGCCCGGCCGTTGAAAAGGACTGCGGTGCGAGCTGTGTGCGCAGGCATAGGTCGGCGTCGCGCTCCATCTCGGCGGGTGTGCCAGCGACAGGGTCGGCCGGTTTGATGACGAGGCGCTGTATGCCGAAGAGCGCCGCGAGGTGCTCCAGGTCTTTCCCCTTCGCGTAGGCCAGCATCATTGCGCGTGCGGCTTCGTTGATGCGCTGGCGCAGAAGCAATTCCCGGAATGCCGATTCCTCCAGAAACTTGGTCAGCGGCTCGGATTCGAGCGCGAGCACGGCCGCAATCTCGGCTTGCTTCTCTGCCGGGTAGCGTGCGATCAGCGCGGCCTTGCGTTCCCCGAGGATGGTTTCGTAGTCCAGCGGTTCCACCACGTCGGGCGGAGGCAGTTGCGAAAGGTCGATGAGGGCGCCCATGGTCAGCCTCGCAGTGGCACGCTCAACGTGCCGAGCGCTTCGCCGCGCGGGCCGTCGACGCGGTCTGCCTCGATGTCGAGCGCTGCGCTACCGTCAGCGCCTACCGAGAAGCGAACCGAAGCGATGCGGATGCGCGGCTCCCAGCGCACGAGGGCGGAGACCGATGCCGACATGAGGCGCAGGCGGGTGGCCGGGTTCGCTGGCTGGTCGATCAGCTCGGGAATGAGCGAGCCGTATTCGCGGCGCATGAGGCGCGAGCCGATGGGCGTGGTGAGGATGTCGCGCACGGATTGGCGGATGTGGGCGACGTCGCTGACGGCGCGGCCGGTGGTGCTGTTCATGCCGGTCATTTCGGGCCGTCCGTATCGCTGCCACCGCGTTCGACGCCGCCGTGGTTGTGCTTATCGAGCACAACGCCGTTTGACGACAGCTTGCCGTCTTGGTGCGTCAGGTCGCCGGTGATGACGTTGCCGTTGTCGCCGCCCTGGCCGGCAATGCCGTTCATGAAGGACAGCAGGCCCTTGACCGTGACCGAGCCGTCGAAGGTGGTGTCCGGGCACTTCACCAGCACGCTGGTGGCGGCTTCCAGGAAGACGGTTTTGACGCCCTGGATAGTCAGCATGCCTGCGGCGTGGTCGTACTTGGTGAGGGCGCCATCTGGGTACAGCGTGACGGTCTCGTTGGGCGAATGGCTCGGCACGTCGTTGGCGTCCGATGGGATGGCGCACAGGATGATGCCGTTGGAAGGGTCGCCGCTGGGGCAGAGCAGCACGACCTGCTCGCCCTTGGTGGGCGGGTTCCAGGTGCGCGTGCTGCCGGCGCGGCGTTCGCACCACGGGCGCCAGGTGGTGGTGATGCCGCCGGTGCGCACGCGTACGGCCGGCGGGTTGCCGTGGCGCACGTCGGCCACGGTGCCGATGCGGATCAGGTTTTCGATGAGGCGGGCGAGTTCTGCGAGGTCCATGCCTGCAGAGTGCCGTGCGCGCGCGAGCAATTC